CCCATCCGCTGAACAGGAGATTCATGGCGAAGAACCGCAAGGGAAAGGCTCGGTCATACGACCGGGCCGCACCCACCCTCACTGCACTGAACGAGAAACAGCGCCGTTACATCCGAGCCCTGCAGCAATCTCCTGTGGTGGTGTCGACGGGATATGCAGGGACCGGGAAGACCTTCATCGCAGCCCGGTATGCGGCCCAATGCTACATGGAAGGGATCGTCGACAGCATCGTCCTGACGCGGCCCAACGTGTCCGCAGGGAAGGGCATCGGCTTCTTCCCCGGCACTCTCGAAGAGAAGATGGACCCGTGGATGCGCCCGCTTGTCGACCGGCTCCGGGCCGACCTCGGTCCGGGTGTCTATGACACCGGNATCCGNAACGGNAACATCAAGATCGAGCCGTTCGAGACCATGCGAGGTATGTCCTTCACCGGCTTCGTTATNCTCGACGAGGCGCAGAACACCACCCCATCGGAGATGAAGATGTTCCTCAGTCGATACGAGGAAGGTCAGGTGGTGGTCAACGGAGACATCCGGCAGTCGGACATTCCGAGAGCGTCTGGTCTGGGCGCACTGCTGGACATGATCGGCGCTGGGGCACTCTCGTTCCCGCATGTCGCCTTCAACAGCCCTGACGACATCGTCCGCTCCGAAGTGTGCCGGGATGTGATCATGGGCTTCGACTGGTATGAACAGGAGCACGGCAATGACTGATCAGATCAAGGTCGAGTATCTCGATCATATGGGCAGCGACCTCGACGTCGCCAACGCGGCGCGGGTGTCGTTCAAGGCCCACAGCCACGGTGAGATCGACGCCATCAGCGGCATGCAGCTCGGGGCACCCACAACAGCGGACAAGCGTCTCATCAACTTCCTCGCGCGGGGCATGTCGTTATCGGACTACACAAGCCTGATCTATGAGATCATGAACTGCTCTTGGCTGGAAGACGTCGAGCACCTGATCAACCAGTATCGACGCACTCCGACCCATCGCTCGCCTTTCAATCACTGCTACGCGAAGTTCCGGGTGTCCGCTCCGATTACCGTGGCCCGTCAGCTCGTCAAGCACGAGTATCTTCCGTGGAACGAGGTCTCGCGTCGGTATGTCACCGACGATCTCGAGGTCTTCGAGCCGAAGATCTGGCGAGCCGCTGCAGCGAACGTCAAGCAGGGCAGCTCAGCCGAGGAAGTCGAACACGCTTGGGCAGTCCAGTGGCAACACGAAGACGCCACCACCGACGCGGTGAAGGCGTATCGGGACATTACCAACGTCGACGGGGTCTGTCCTGAGTTGGCTCGTGGGGTTCTGCCGCAGCACCTCATGACAACGTGGATCTGGTCGGGGAGTCTCGGGGCCTTCGCCAAGATGTGCGTTCTGCGTCTCGACGATCACGCACAGGAAGAATCCACCGAAGTCGCGCGTCAGATCAATGACGTGATGGGGGGTTTGTTCCCCACGTCGTGGACGGCGCTGATGAAATACGGCGTGTAAGGACAGATTCGAGAAAATGACCAGAGAAGACGACATTCTGCTGTCGCGNATGACAGCATACGACCTGATCGATTGGCTCGACCAGCAGGTCCCGCATCGGTGCATCGATCCGCATGATACGCCGGAATCGGCGCATCGCTATGCGGGGTCCCGTGAGCTGGTGGATCAGCTTCTTCACCGCCGCGAGGATGAACGGGCCGATGGGTCAGCATCTTCGGATTGAAGACGACAAGGCAATGATCCGGAGATTTCTGGAGAAGATCGACTATCCCATCAAGGACTGGATCGTCGTTCCGGAGTATCTGGATTATTGCCTGACCGCTCGTATCGACGAGAACGGCGAGCCCTTGGGTTTTCTGTGGGCCTATTTTGATACGCTCAGGTCGGTGTCGATACACGCGGCTGTCTGGCCCGGTGTGCGCATCGACTGGCCCGTGATCCTGCATGAGGGCGGCATTCTTTCTTATGCTGTCGGTGCTGATGCCATGCACGTCAATCTGGACGATGTCGTGAAGCCTCAGGCCATGCGCCGTATCGTTCGTAGGGCTGGCTTTTCTCAATCCGACGACAATCCCAACATCATGAGGAAGGAATTACCATGGGAGGCACGCCCGACATCGAGCAGCCTAAACAGCCCCGCCGAGAGAGACCGGCAGTGACCGACGTAAAGGTCCCTGTGCCGGAGGACGGGGGAGCGCAGGCCCGTGAACACCAGCGCAGGCAGAAGGGACGCAGCGGACGCAGCGCCCTTCGCATCCCCGAGCGCACGTCCAGAGGAAGCGGAGTGAATACCAACTATGGCTGAACAGAAGACGGCCCGAGAGCGTTACCAGCAGCTCACGACCCGTCGCCAGCCTTTCCTTGATCGGGCGCGTATGGCGTCCGCTCTCACGATCCCCACCATCCAGCCTCCCGAAGGACACAACGGGACCTCTCCCCTGCCACAGCCGAACCAAGGCTTTGCGGCGCAGGCGGTCCTGACTCTGTCCAATCGAGTGGCGTCGACACTGATGCCTCCCGGTCAGTCGATGATGCAGCTGACGGCCACGCCCGAGGCGCTCATCGAGTCGGGAATGGATGATGTCCCTGACGAGATCCGTCTTCGTCTGGGACGGGCCAACCGACTGGCTGATGCGGAGATCGAAAGGAAGAACTGGCGACAGGCGACCAACCTCACGTCGCAGCTGCTGGTCGTGACGGGGAACGCTGTCGAGCAAATCCTCGAGGACAACACGATCAAGGTCTATCGGCTGGATCAGTTCGTTGTCTCCCGAGACCCCTCGGACCAGATCCGCGAGATGATCATCTGTGAGTCGATGTTCCCTGACAGCCTGTCGGATGACCTGCGCTCGATTTACGAGCAGAAGGACCCGACGTCGAAGCAGCAGAACCCGCTGTCGAAAGACACCGTCGAGCTTTACACGGTGGTCAGCCGGAAGAACGCGGACGAGTTCGAAGTCTATCAGGAGTTCATGGACACCGAGGTCCCCAAGAGCCGGGGCACCTACAAGACGAAAGTCCTGCCGTTCAATCACCTGCGCTGGTCGCGCGTGCCCGCAGAGTCCTATGGCCGGGGCAAGGTGGAAGAGCACATCGCTGACATTCAGAAGCTCGATGGCCTGTCCAAGTCGCTGTCCGACGGTGCGGCCATGGCCAGCCGCAACGTGACCATGATCCGGCCCGGTGCTGCAGGCGGCATCAACCTCATGCGTCGGCATTCGAAGGCCCGCAACGGCGAGTATATCGTGGGGAACCCTGAGGACGTCGAGCTGCAGCAGTTCCAGAACGTCAACGGAATCCAGATCGTCAACGAGGCCGTAAACATGCTGCATCAGCAGCTCGGTCAGGCGTTCCTGCTGACGGCCAACAACACACGGGACGCTGAGCGTGTGACGGCCACCGAGGTCCGCATGGCTGCTCAGGAGATCGACAACATCCTTGGCGGTGTCTTCTCGACGCTGTCGGTGGATATGTCCCTGTGGCGTGTCCGTCGTCTTCTGATGCAGATGCAGGACCAGAAGAAGCTGCCTGACTGGCCCGAGGAAAGCATCGAGCCTTTCATCAATACGGGCCTCGAGGCTCTGGGACGTGGCAAGACCGTCGAGTCCATCGGACAGGCCATGCAGATGATCGCCAGTATGCCTGAGCAGGCGCTCGAGCGCGTGGACTGGAATACTCTCCTGACGAAGATGCTGACATCTCTCGATCTTCCGGCTGCCGTGAAGACCGAGGAAGAGGTCCAGCAGGAACGTCAGCAGCAGATGCAGGAACAGGCGATGGCCCAAGGCGCAGGCGGCGCAGCCGCAGGTGCGGGCGAAGAAGTCGGCCAGCAGGCCGCACAGCAAGCAATGCAAGGAGCAGCTGAATGAGCGGTGAGAACACCGATCAGACCCAAGACGGAACCGTCCAAGAGGCCGCGAATGAACCGTCCCCCGGAACCCCGGAATACAACGAGGCGATGATCCAGAAGGCCCGTGAGGCCCGTGGTGAAGAAGCCACCGAGGGTACCGAGGGCGGTCAGGAAACCGGCCAAGAAACCGGCCAAGATCCTGCGCCGGAGGTTCCTGACAAGTTCAGGAAGGAAGACGGATCGGTCGACGTCGAAGCTCTCGCCAAGAGCTACCGGGAGCTGGAGACGAAGGTCTCGAGCGGCGGCAACTCTGATCAGCAGCAGGCCCTCGAGCAGACTGATCAGGACACTCAGTCGATGGCCGAGAAGGCCGGTCTGGATTTCGAGCAGCTCAAGCAGAAGGTCCAGACGAACGGCGAGATCGATGCAGCGGACTACGAGGCGTTCGAGAAGATCGGCGTCCCGAAGAACCTCGTCCAAGAGGTCATCCAGTTCCGCCAGCAGCAGGCGGATCAGATGCGGACCCAAGCCGTCGAATACATCGGCGGTGAGCAGGAGACCACGGATCTGATGCAGTGGGCAGGCGAGAACCTCACGCAGGAGGAGATCGACACCTACAACCAGATGCTCAATGGCCAGAACTGGAAGCAGGCTGTCGACCGTCTCAAGTCTCTCCGGGGACTCAGCTCGAAGACGGCCAATGAGCCGCAGCTCCAGCAGCCCGGCAACACAGCCACCAGCTCGGATGGTTTCACCAGCCGGGACGAAATGCGTGCCGCCATGCAGGACGAGCGTTACTTCAAGAACACGCCCGATGGTGCGAAGTATCGCGAAGAGGTCATGCGGAAACTCGCGAACTCCCCGACGGAAGTCCGGAAGGCTTCCCACTAAACGGGGAACGGCAGGCGACTGCCGAAAAAGTGTCGCCGTTGCGCCATGCGCCTAGCCGGGGGACGAAACGCCCCGGCATTAATTCTACTTATGGACAGATTCGAGAACCTTATTGCCAGTAGGGTTCTTCGGTAATCGCATCCGTGTCCCTGATCGAAGGGGTGGCATCCGGAGATCGGACTGCGCGATTTCCGCTGAAAGCATCCAGTATTCGCGGCCCGTTACGACGGACAACCGCTGAGGAACGACGCAAGTAAGAAAAGAGCCATTCCTAAAAAACAAGAATAACAGGGACAACAACAAAATGTCTACCTCCGACGTTGTGTCGAACCCGGTCGTCTTCGGCAAAGGCCAAACGGACGGTTCGACGCTCGAAAAGCAGCGCGAGCTGTTTCTGGACGTCTTTGGCGGTGAGGTCATTACCGCTTTCGACCTTGCGACCATCACCGCAGACAAGGTCCAGACCCGCACCCTCACGGGCGGTATGCGTTCGGCCCGCTTCCCGAAGATCTGGAAAGCCACGGCTGAATACCACACGCGCGGCAAGGAGCTGCTCGGTGACGAGATCGAGACCGGCGAGATCACCATCACTCCCGACGAGCTGCTGGTGTCCCACGTTGCGATCTATGATCTCGACGACATGCTGAGCCACTTCGAGGTCCGCAGCCAGTTCTCGAACGAGCTGGGCCGTGCCCTCGCCCGTGTCTACGACAAGAACAACTTCCGTCAGATGATCCTGTCGGCTCGGATGAGCCAGCCGGGTCCGTTCCCCAGCGGCAACGTGATCGAAGACTCGGCGCTCGCTGCTGATGGCGACGGGAAGTATGACGGTCATGCGTGGATCGATGCGATCCGCTCGATGAACCGCAAGCTGCACGAGAAGGACGTCCCCGAGAGCGAGCCGCGCAACATGGCGGTCAAGTGGGACATCTTCGATGCCATCAAGTTCTCCAAGGACAGCAACGGCAACTTCCTCGTGCTCAATCAGTTCGTTCAGGGCATCCCGGCGAGCGGGGGTCTGGCGCAGCGTGAGGAAACCCTCACGATTGACGGTGTGACTCTCTACAAGACCCGGAACATGCCGGACACCGACGAGACGAACGACGACGACGTCTATTCGAAGTATCGCGAAGACTACAGCAACACGAAGGCTGTCGCGTGGACTCCGATGACGGTCGCGAACGTCAAGATGCGTGACATCAACCTCGAGCAGACCCGTGACGTCCGCCGTCAGGAGGACTTCATGGTCAGCACCATGCTCGCGGGTCACGGCACCCTTCGTCCCGAGACCGGGACCGAGTTCAAGGTTCCCGCCTAAGAGGAACCATCAATCGAAACCTGAAAGGCGTATCCATCTTCGGATGGTGCGCCTTTTTTTTCGTAAATTTCAGGAGACACCATGCTGACAAAGCTGGATGCCGTCAATCGCTGCCTCCGTGCCATCGGTGAGGCCCGCATCAACTCGCTTGACAGCGGTGTCCCCGACGCGGCGGATGCGGAAGCTCTGATCGATGAGACCGTGACCGAGGTCTTGGGTAGCGGATGGCACTTCAACACTGAACAAGGCGTAGAGTTTGAGCCCAGCTCCAGCTCCAGCCGCATTGTCCTGAGCAAGAGCATTCTATCCCTCAAAGGATCGGGCCGGGACTACTACCGCAACTTAACGATGCGTCGGTCTGGCACAAGCACGCCTCCTCATCTCTACGATCTCGACGAGAAGACCGACAAGTTCGAACGTCCGGTGACTCTCAGTCTCGTGCGGGACTACTCGTTTGAGAACATCCCCCACCCGCATGCCTCCTACGTCACGGCGCGGGCCGCTCGGATCTTCCAAGAGAATGCCATGGGCAGCCAAGCTCTCGATGGCTTCACCGCCCGGCAGGAGGCCGAGGCATGGGCACGTCTGATGGATAGCGAGGCTGAGGCTTCGGGCCTGAATGCTCTGCACGACAGCCCGACCATGGCGCGTCTGACACACCGCAACCAGCCGATTGGGTGGAGGTAACATGGGTCAGCTCCAAGAACAGTCGATCCCGAGCCTATTCCAAGGGATCAGCCAGCAGCCGTCGACGGTTCGTTTCCGTGGTCAGCTCGAGGACGCGGAGAATATGACCTTCGCAGTCGAGACGGGCGGCATGTCCAAACGTCCCGGCACTGAGCTTCTTGGCTCGGCAGGGACCGCGAAAGACGGCACCGGGACGGACCCTGTTACCATGAAGGCCATCCAGAGCGGCGGCAAGAACTACGCGGTGATCCACGAAGAGGGACGCCTCAAGGTTCACGATCTCACCCGGATGGAGGACGAGAGGTTCGGCAACGAGATCGATGTCGAGTTTGAGGTTCCCGAGGATGAGGACCTCAAGAACCGTAAGCCCGGTGAGCTGGTCTTTCTGAATGTGCTGGATACGACCTTTGTCGTCGACCGGACCCAGACGGTGGAGATGGACGACCGTTTCGAGGTCGATGACGGGGCCACATACGGAGCCGCGCAGCTAACGAACTCCGGCGTCGAGGACACCTTTTCCATCAGCATCGTCACCGAAGACGGTAGTCGACACACCAAGTCGACGACAGTTTCGGACGTCTCCGAGGGAACCAGAGACATCATCAACGATCTCGAGAATGCCTCTTGGGATGACAACGGTGTTATTCCGGAGCGGATGGATGTCTACTTCGAGGGGTCTTTCGTCTACGTTGTGGACCACGAAGGCAAGGACTTCTCTATCGAAACGGAGGACCCGTTCGGATCTTCCGCATGGCGTTCGGCTGTGTCCCGCGTGGACACAACTGAAAAGCTGCCTGCCAAGACTTGGGACGGCCACAGGATTGAGATCCGGACGTCGACCGAGTCGGAAGGGTATTGGCTCAAGTTCACCACCAACAGCGACGACGAGCGCGGGTCCGGGTTCTGGGATGAGACGATTCCCGACGGAACCCTGACGCGTTTCGATACCAGCACCATGCCGAGGATTCTTGTCCCCACTGAGGACGGAAAGTTCCGCCTCGAGCGTGTGGACTGGACCGATAAGAAGGCCGGGGGAGATGAGCTGGTCCCACCGCCCGATTTCGTCGGCAAGCGGATTGAGGATATCGTCTTCTTCGCGAACCGTCTCGGGTTTCTGGCCGGGGAGACCGTGTTCTTCTCTGGGTCCGGGGACTACTTCCGGTTCTGGCCGGACAGTGGCGTGTCGTTGAACGATGACGATCCCTTCGGCCTTACCAACACGACGGCCAGTGCGAGCGTGTTCGCGTTTGGCACCAACTTCCGCCGCAGTCTCTACATCACTGCCGACAACGCACAGTTCGAGGTCTTCGGTCAGCCATTCACTCCGTCGACCGCCGCCATTGAGATCGCCACTCGCTATCCGACTGACAACCAAGTCCGTCCTCTGGCCGTGGGAGATGAGCTGTATTTCGTGTCTGGCTTCAACAACCGTGTGGCGCTGTATGCCTACACCTACACCGAAGACACGGCGAGCGAGACAGCTCTAGAGGTCTCCAAGCATGTCGACAGGCTGATCACAGGCGCTGTCACGAAGATGGAGTCGAACCCGCTGACCAACGAGATCTTCATCCTGACGGATGATGATCCTTCACTGGTCTATGTCCATCGCTGGTATTACGACGGCAGGGAACGGGCTCAGTCCAGCTGGACCAAGTTTCGGTTCGAGGATCGGTCGGTCAAGGACATGGCTTATCTCGACGGGGCTGTGGTCTTCCTGACGTCGCGTCCCGTGGTTCTGGATGGAGAAGCCCAGCAGATTCTCGATTTCGAGGTCTACAGGACACGCGACAGCGGTGACGAGAAGTTCTCGATCTATCCGAATTTGGACCGACACTGGATCGGCATGGAGGCGTCGTATGACGAGGACGAGGACAAGACCATCTTTGCGCCGACGGGAGACGACCGTGAGAAAGGTTCTGACCTGACTGCGGTCGTTCCTGAGGACGGGCCGGAAGACTATCGCGGGCTGGAGATTGATCTCTATCAGACTGACGACGGGTTCTGGGCTGTCGATGGAGACTGGATCGGAACCAGCCTGCTGTTCGGGCAGAAGTTCGAAGCCATGGCCGAGCTGTCTACGCAGTATGTCCGGACCAATCAGGACGAGCCGATCATCAGTGGGAGGCTCCAGCTGCGTCGGATGGAGGTCTGGTATGACGACACCGGCTATTTCCGAGTCCGGATCAAGCCCCATCAACGAGAAGACAGGGTCCACGAGTTCAACAACCGCATCCTAGGATCGGGCCAGAACCAAATCCAGAACCACAACATCGGTTCAGGTGTCTTCCAGTTCCTTGTTGGGTCCCGGTCAGACAGCACTCGGATCATCTTCGAGTCCGACTCCTTCCTGCCGTTCACGCTCACAAGCGTTTCGTGGATCGGCTTCTTCAATGAAACTTCAAGACAGGGGTAAATATGGGACTTCCTCAGTTTCTGATGATCGGGGCCTCTGCTGTTCAGGGTGTCATGCAGGCATCCCATGCGCGGGCGCAGGCTGAGGCGACAGCAGAGGCCCAGCGAGAGAACATTGAGTTCCAGCAGAAGGAATCTCATGAACAAGGCCGTGACTCGGATCGACAGGCTCGAGAAGCCCGGTCGGACCGTGTCCGGCAGACTAACCAGCAGATCGCCCAAGCCCAAACAATGTCTGGCGAGCGGGGCCTGAGTGGGACAACCCGATCCGCGCTCGTCAGACATATCGGCATGATCGAAGGATCAGACATGGGCCGTATCGAGGGAACGCGTCAGGCCCAGCGCCAAGGCGCACATAGTCAGGTCCGTGCTCAGGTTGTCGAAGGACGTGCTCGGACGACGCAGGCCAAGAACGAGGCCCGTGCCGCAAGCACCAATGCCTTCTTCAACACGGTCGGCACCGGACTTCGCATCTTGGGACAACACAGAGCCCAACAAGAAAGCCTGAATACATAGGAGATCTGAATGGCGACACGGAGACAAGGACCGCGTCAGATCGGGGCAATTCCCCGTCCTGAGGGACCGCAGGTCCGAACTCAGCCTGCCCAGCGGGCCGTCCCGCAGACGCAGTCCAACCGTGCCGGTCTGGAAGGCATGACGCAGGCTTTCGATAACTTCTTCGGGCAGGCCCAGCAGGGTCTGGAGGCCGTTGCACAGGCGCGATACCGCAACGAACAGATCCAAGCTCGGGACGAACAAGAGGCCCTCGAGCGCGAGCGGGCTGCACAAGGTCAGACCGACGCCCTTCGCGGCAACGAGATGGACCCAGATCTGGCCGACGAGAACGCCTACTACCGGGCTTACAGTGGCGTGAAGGCGTCCAATACATCGAGTGACGCGGCCCGCGAGTTCTTCGAGTGGTATCAGACGGACTTCATGCGTCAGAACCCGACCGGCGATCTGGCCGAGGCTCGGGACCAATGGGCCAGCGAAAACCTGACTGGTTTTGATGACCCGGAGGTCGAGGCGCAGGTCCTCGGGGACTTCTACGAGGCCACCGACAAGATCGTCTCGGACCATCAGGAAGCGTCCTTGGGTCTGCAGATCAATGAAGACGTCCAAGAGCTGGGCCAGATGATCCATGACGAGATCAGTGCAGGAGATGTGACGGTCGACCGAATGGCCGACTGGATGTCCAAGTATGAGACCCTCAATCCTCTCAATCCCGAGGACGCCGGGGGCTTCATCATGGGTCGGGTGCAGAACGCCCTGAGGCAGAATCCCAAGAAAGCTACGTCCGTCCTCGAGATGCTCGAGAAAGATGGCACGGGGGTGAATGGCCGGTCGTTCGCTGACAGCTTCCCTGAGAAGTTCAATGAACTGAGCGCCAGTGCGGCCCGAGACAGTGCCCAGACCACGACCAAGGCCCAACGCGACAAACAGGTGGAGATTCAGGATCGGATCTCGGAGTTCCAGCGGGACCCGAGCGAAGAGGCCCTGAATGAGATCATGGCTGACATCGGCAGGTATCGTGAGAC